TTGTTATTTTAGATATTGAAAGAAATGATTGACAAGAGCAGATAATGAAGATACACGTATTCTCAGAAGGGGTAGGTGTGTTCAGTTGTAGGCTCTTTTTTTCGTGTTTAAAATACAACAAAGAAGGTAGGGGTAGGAGCAGTAGTTGTCCGTGTGGATGGGTGCGAGTCCTATGTTAGCTCTAGGTAATGTTGAATTGATAGGTGTCGAGAATACATTATCTCATGGAAGAAAAAAAGAAGCCCAGAAGGGCAAGGAGGAAAATAAAAATGAAAGATTTTAAAATTGGTAAACAATCGTTTCTGCGTGTAGATAGAGCAAACCCTTGTCCTATCTGCCAAAAGCCTGACTGGTGTTTTCTTGCATCAGATTTCAAAAAGGCTTATTGTTGTAGACAATTAGACGAGGAAAAGCCTAGTCTTGCAGGTGCTACCGAGTATATCATTGATGGTACAAGTCCCAAAGATGTGCAGATCGTGGAAATTCCACAATTAGAGTCTGCACCAGCGAATATCTTGCATAAGGTATATACTTTGGTGATTGGAGTGTTCGGATTGAGTGATGAACACCTTACACACCTCATGATTTCACGAGGTTTTAGTTTGGATCAGACATACCTAAGAGGCTACGCCTCTTTTACAGCCATGACCATGAAAAAGCAAATCAAGAAAACAGAAAAAATTGGCGATAAGAATGTCGGTAAAACTATCTGGGAAGATTTGTTTGAACAAAATGGCTTGCCACGTGACGCTTGGAAAGGTGTTGCTGGGTTCTGGTATGATACTAAAAACCAAACGCCGATTTTTATGCCAACTCATTATGGGATTTTTATTCCAAACAGAAATGAGTTCGGACAAATTATCGGAGGGCAAATTAGAGTTGACGAAGATTCTATGCAATATAGAGCCGAAGTTAATTCTAACTGGAATGACAAGGCAAGGGTAATTGTAAAGAGTGCTGGTAAAGGTGAAATCCAGTACACGATTTACATGTTTCCAAACTACGATGTATATTCTCAAGGGGTAACTTCAAAGAAACAACTAACGTTTCCGAATGGCTTATCTTTTAAGATAAAATCATCAGCTAAGTATGTTTGGTTATCTACCTCATCTAAAGAGTATGGTTGTGGTGCAAAGAATGTTCCACACTATGCTTTCCCAGACAACGTTCTGGCGCAAGCTAAATTCGACAACGATGGGAACGGTTTAGTCAAACTTGTTGAACTTTGTGAGAATGTCATTGTAACCGAGGGATTGCTGAAGGGCGATATTATCGCTACACAAGTTCCAAACTCGCGATTAGCGAAGTTAGGTTCAACCTTGGTAATTGCAATGGCTGGTGTTAACTCTTGGAAGAAGGTTGCATATAACTTGAAGTCAAAAACTACATTTGCTAAAGTATATCTCGCATTTGATAGTGACTTTAAGGATAATGATGCAGTCTTTAATTACTTAAAGCAAATTATCGGATATATTCGCCAACAAGATAAAAACAAAGAGATCTTTGTCTTTACTTGGGAAGTTGGGAAAGGACTAGATGATTTCTTGTTAAGTAAAGAAGCATTGACACAAACGGTAAAGGCTCACAAGTTTTAAGTTTTAAAAATATCATTATTAAAGGAAATAAAGACTATGTAACTGATAACACACTTGCATAGTCTTTTTTATAATTAGAAACCTATCAAGTCAGAAGGATAGGTAGGAGGAAGAAAAATGGAAAATGTAAATGTTATTGAAAGAAAAGTAGTCGTAAATGAGTTCATGGTTTCACTTGCTGAAGCAAAACTTATGGAAGAGATGAGCGTGCCTCACTCACCAGACCTTGACTTGATTCACAATTTACTTTGTGATGAGTTACCTTATGACATCGATCTAGTGACTGGAATTCTTAAAGAAGGTCGCTCGATTGGTGGGGCGTATAAATACGCATATGACCTTGCTTTTAAGCAATATCAGTCAATGGAACATAAGGCCAAAGGGGTTTATGGTGCTGCATTACATCATACCCAAGTTTTTGAATGGGTAACTGAATACTTCAAGTTAGAATTTCTTGAAGATAGTAGTGGCGCTCCAGTAGCGCATATGAATGCACCTACTAAAAATCGTAAACCACGTAAAAAAACCACTTCAGTAGTGAAAGTGGAGGACGCTCCAGAAGCGATTGAAAAAACCGAAGATAGCAGTAGTCAATCCGCTTCCAGTCTATACGAGATTGGAAAAAGTCTAGGTCAATCTAGCCAAGAAGCAGTGGAAGAAGTTCCTGGCGAAGTTATTTCACTCAAGGAAAAAGACTTGAAATTGAAGAAAGACGGTCAATTTGAGTTTGATTTGTTTGGAGGTGAATTCTAATGATTGATTTCACCAAAGCTTATAACAAACATATCAGAAGTGCATTAAGACCTCCTAAGTCTTTCTTTACTGAGTGCTTTAGCAAGTTTCCTATCTATGTATGGGAAAACAAAACTGACAAGATTGTTAGTTCTGAACGCTCTCAGAAAAACGTTAAGGTTATCCAAAAGCGTTTGACAAAGATTAGCAGATTGGATTTCTGGGATACTCATGAGTATTTTCTATGGATTGGTGTTTCAAAGACTAGAGTTGAGTTTCAGATGTATCGTGTTCAACAATACTTTGAGAACGGACAAGAGAATTTCTCTGTCACTCTCTATAACTTTGAAAAGTTTACTGAGAAAGAACATATCAGATTAAGTGTTGACTACTACGGTACAACATATAAATCTGGACTAATGGGGCTCGGTAATTATAGAGGTGCTTATACAGACTACTGGATGCTGCAATCGGCAGAGAATGTATTCAAGCGTTTCAAAAAGAATGATACGCTGAAATACTTAGACTTTGCTAAACTTGAAGAAACTAACTCTTTATCAAACTTACCTCTAATGTTCCCTCATATTTACAAATACCGAGGGATCATTGAGTATGCGCAGAAAATCAATGCGCGTGGTATTCAAAGAGATTTGATAGGTGAGATCATACCAAGCTACTATGGTCTTGGTGGTGGTAGACACTGCCACGTCAACATGACTAAGCTGACGTTTAAATTTTTACGAACGCATAAAAATGTGTTCAAAAATTCAGACGAAGGTTTTGAGGACTATAAGATAAGAAAGCAGTTAGAAAAATCGCTAGGCATAAAGGTACTCCCAGAGTTCACTAAATATTTCAAAAACGTAGATGATTTGAAATGTATTCCTAAAGGGATAAAGTTGATACGTTTTCAAAATTGGGTTCTCAAAAACTCAGTGAGAGCGTATGAATATAGGGACTACCAAAAAATGCTTGAAAATCTTGGTATAGCTTTTGAAGGTGACTTCAGAATTATGCCAAAGAACTTCAAGCAGGCTCATGACGATGCAGTTAGAGCCTACAATAACATGAAAGACGAGCAGAAAAGAATAGAATTTGCTAACCAACTTGAAAAATTATTAGGACTAGAACAGACAATCGGAAACTATACCTTTGTCTTACCTAAAGAATTGCAAGAGTTAAAAGCAGAAGGGAAAGCCTTGTCGCACTGTGTCGGTAGTTATGCTGACCGTGTTGCTAGAGGTGAAACTGTTATTGTTTTTGTCCGTCAAAAAGAGAAGGTTGACAATCCACTCTATACCTTAGAAATAAGTGGTGGAAAGATTGTTCAATTAAGAGGAAATAAAAATAAAGACGCTAGCGAAGATGCTTGGAAAGCCTCTGAGAAGTTACTTTCATTTGCTAAAAAGCATAAGATAGCAGTCTAAAATAACATGGAAGGATAGGAAAAGGTTATGAATTTTATTTCATGACCTTTTGTTTAAATAGGAAGAATGAAAAACTTTAACTTTAAGGGATTTAATTTCCCAAAAACTGATGCCGAAAAGGTACGTTCTAACATTGAAGCAGTAGCGGTTGTCAAAGAGTTGGAAAGAACTAAACAACAAGCCACTGCCGAGCAACAAGAAATCCTAGCTAAATATGTCGGTTGGGGTGGGCTTGCTAACGTATTCTTTGATAGATACACAGGCAAGTTTGAGGAAGAGCGCACGCGCTTGGAAAACCTCGTAACTCCAGAAGAATATCGTGCTATGGAACATAGTTCTTTAACTGCTTACTATACAGATCCTCGCATTGTCGAGCAGATGTGGGACTACCTTATCAAGAGTGGTTTCAAAGGTGGAAACATTCTTGATCCATCAATGGCAACAGGTATCTTCTTTGGTACAATGCCTAAAGAAATTCAAGAGAAGTCTACTCTTGTAGGGGTTGAATTGGACACAATTAGTGGCCAGATTGCTAAACAACTGTTCCCAGAAGCAACTATCCTTATCCAAGGATTTGAAACAGTCGAATTTGACGGTAAACCTTTTGATTTAATCATGACTAATGTGCCATTCTCTGAGTTTCGTATCGCTGATATGAACTACGATAATCCTTATGTTATTCATGACTACTTCCTAAGAAAATCAGTCGATTTGCTTCATGAAAACGGTGTGATTGGTTTTGTAACCTCTATGGGTACTGCTAATAAACGTTCTAACTCAATCTTGAAAGAAATCAAAGACGAGGTAGCATTCCTTGGTGGTGTACGCTTACCAAGTTCAGCTTTCAAAGAGTTGGCTGGTACTACGGTATCATCTGATATCTTATTCTTTGAAAAGGATAGACTAAAGACAAAGAGCAGCAATGATATTTTCTTTGAAGAGGTCATTCGTTCTAGTCTGGATGAAGAAGGGCGTATCTTCATTAACCCTTACTTTAAAGAAAATCAAGTGTTGGGTAAATATGAGGTTCGTCACTTCAACGGTGCGACACTATCTGTTAAGCCTAACAAAGATTCTGACTTGTTCTTGGATATTAAAGAGGGACTTTCAACAATCTATGCTCCTACATTTGCAGGGTATAGTCTTGCTGAAGTTATTATCGCATCAAAAGAGCAATTTCAATCATCAGTCCGTCCTTACGAGTACGGATTTGAAGATGGTAAAGTAGTGTATCATAATGGACGTGAAACACGTGCCTTATCAAAAGGTGCAGAGCTTACATTCTATCAGGATAAAGATGGAAACTTTGTATCATGGGATAAGAAACACGGTTCAAGCGTGATTGAAGAATTTGAAGCACTCAGACAAGAGGATGAGAGTGTGATTACAAGCACTTATATCAGTTCTCAACCGTCTGTACGTGGCACAAACAAAGGTCTATATAAAGGTGTTTATTTCTATGAAAAGCCTTTAGAAGATAAAGAAATTGCGCGTGTTAAAGGTATGATTGGAATTAAAGAGGCTTACCAGTCTGTAATCGATATCCAATCTACTGATGATTACGACATTGAAGAGTTTCAAAACTTGCTGATTGTACTGAATGATACTTACGATACATTCGTTAAGGAACATGGTTATATCAACATTCCAGTTAACACTCGCTTGTTCGAGCGTGATGATCGATTCCCTTTAATCGCCAGTCTGGAAGAAGAAGCACTAGATGATAACGATAGTACAAAGGTTGTTTTTGAGAAAGCTAAAGCATTTTTTGAACCAACTATCCGTCCTAAAAAATCACTAGAGCAAGTAGATAGTGCTGAAAAAGCCTTATCTATTAGTCTTTCAGAAGGTCGAGGAGTTGATTTAGACTTCATGCTTACCCTCTATCCAGCAGAAAATAAGGAGTTATTACTAGCTGAGATTTATAATAAGGTAGCACCTAACATCAAAAAATACATCAGTCAAGGTATTTTTGAATAGGAACTAAAAACAACATTTCTCTCCGGGGATGTACTAACTACAAAAGAGTTGCTGGAGCTATTAGTCGATAAAGGCGATCCCAAGGCTGATTGGGAATATTATCTGTCACTAATCAATGAGGTAGTGCCAGAACCAATCACAATGGTCGATATGGAATTTAATATCGGCTCTATGTGGATTCCGAACCGTGTGCTTGGTAAGTTTGCTTACCATATCCTAGACGGTTATGAAGTTGACCTTAACTCTGACGATGCAGAAGGAGCAGTAGCAACAAGTAAGATTGGCCGAGGTCTGACTACTCCATTCGTTAGGGAGGTAGAATACTCGGCTGAGAATATCCGTCTTGGACTACGTGCTGAAGGTGCTGGTGTTTACAGTAAAGGGCATGCGATCTTTGAGCGTTTGCTAGGCTCTAACCAACCAACTATCGAAAAAACTGTCACTGAGGACGGTAAAGAGAAAAAGGTTGTTAACGAAGTAGCAACTGCTGAACTACGCGAAGTTGAGCGTAAGATGCAGAAATTGTTCCTTGAATTTGTAGAAAATCACGAAGATGTAAAAGAATTGGTTGAAGCTACGTTTAACAAACGTTTCAACCGTATCGTCAACAAAAAGTATGATGGTAGTCATTTACATATCGAGGGATTGGCGCAAGGATACGAGCTTCGTCCTCACCAACTGAATGCAGTACAACGCATTCTGGAAGATAAACGTGCGCTCCTTGCCCACGAGGTAGGAACTGGTAAGACGCTAACAATGGCAAGTGCTGGTTTTAAGTTGAAAGAACTTGGACTAATCAACAAGCCTTTATACGTTGTTCCATCTAGCTTGACTGCTCAATTCGGACAAGAAATTCTACGGTTTTATCCGACTAAGAAAGTCTTTGTCACTACTGAAAGAGATTTTGAAAAATCAAGACGTAAGCTATTCATTTCACGTATCGCCTCTAACAACTACGATGCAATCGTGATTGGCCATAGCCAGTTTGAGAAAATCAAGGTGTCTGAAGAGCGTCAACTTGCTTTTTATCAAGATCGACTTGATGAAGTTCGTAGCATCATGGCTTTTGCTGAAAGTGAACAAGACCGTGTTACCTTTAAGCAATCTGTTCGTATGGAAGCACGTTTAGAAAAACAGATTGAAAAATTGGATGAAGGAAAACTTTCTAAAGCAGATAGCTTCGTAGAATTCGAGCAACTTGGTATTGATTTCTTATTTGTAGATGAAGCTCATCGCTATAAGAATGTCCGTCCAGTCACAAATCTTGGAAATGTCGCTGGTATCGGTAACACAACCGCTCAGAAAAACATGGATATGGAAATGAAAATCCGTAGCCTACAAGAAGAGCATAACGGTACTAATGTTGTCTTTGCGACAGGTACGCCAGTTTCAAACTCAATCAGTGAAATGTATGTGATGATGAATTATATTCAGCCAGATATTCTTAGTGAGTATGGCATGGATAACTTTGATGCTTGGGTAGGTGCTTTCGGAGTTATTGAAAATAACCTTGAAATCAACACAACAGGTGATAAATTTATCTCTCGTAAACGTTTCACGAAGTTTACGAACTTACCTGAGTTGATGAAACTCTATAAGCGTACTACGGATATCCAAATGACTAAGGACTTGGATTTACCAGTCCCAGACGTTGAAAGAATTGCAATGAAATCCGATATGACTTGTACGCAAACTGATAAACTTGATGAATTAGTTAAACGTACTGATGATATCAAGACTGGAAGTGTTGATCCATCGGTAGATAATATGTTGAAGATTACCTCTGAAGCACGCAAATTGGCTACGGATATGCGCTTATTGGACGAAAGCTACACACTAGCAGACAATAATAAAATTATGCAAGTAGTTGATAATGTCTTTAAAATCTATCAACGTGAAACTATCAACCGTGGTACTCAGATGATTTTCTCTGACATTGGGACTCCCTCAACTGACGGATTTTCAATTTATTCTGAATTGAAAAATCTCCTTGTTGAACGTGGTGTACCAGAAGAAGAGATTGCCTTTATCCATGATGCGAAGAATAAAGATGCTAAGTTGCAGCTTCAACGCAAAATGAACGCTGGAGAAGTTCGTATCTTACTTGCTTCAACTGAAAAAGGTGGTACTGGATTGAATGTTCAGCGACGCATGAAGGCAGTACATCATATCGACGTACCTTGGAAGCCGTCTGATATTATCCAACGTAACGGACGTATCGTGCGACAAGGAAATTTGTATAATCGTGTACAAATTTACTACTACATCACAACTGGTTCATTTGATAACTATTTGTGGCAAATTCAAGAAACTAAGCTACGTTACATTAGTCAGATTATGACAAGTAACACTCCAGTGCGTTCAGCAAGTGATATCGACGAGCAAGCTATGACTGCTTCAGATTTCAAAGCTATTGCAACTGGAAATCCTTTCTTGAAGATGCGTATTGAGTTAGAAAATGAGTTGGACTTGTTGAGCAAGCGTAAAGTTGCATGGAAGCGTGACTATGAACTCTCACAAAAGAGTGTTAAATCAGCGCAAGAGCGTATTGAAACTACTAACCGTCAACTTGCTAAGATTGATATGGATATTGAGCAGGCGAAAGCTACGAAGAAAGAAGAGTTCACTATCGATGAAGAGACGATTGTAAAAAATCCATTTGTCATGGAATTTCCAGACGGATATACAACCGACTCAACCACTAAGGCAGGTAATCAACTTGCATACAATATGCAGTACAACTTGTCTGAAACTCCTAAATTCGTGACTTTAGCTAAATATCGCGGTTTTGAACTCAAAGCACTCACGTTAGATGCTCCATATTGTCAAGGTAAAGCATTAGAGTTGAAAGTTGTTGGTAAGAATATGTACACTGTGGAACTTGACTTTATCTCTCCAGTCGGTACAATTCGACGGATCGATAATGTCATTGATAACCTTGAAATAACTAAAATTCGCTTAGAACAACTTGTCAAAAATCAGCAACTTATTATTGATAAAGGAGTTGCAGATAGTGTATTTGCAGACGAGAATCGCCTAGCTTATGTAAATGCTAAGTACAATGTCTTGTTACCTTTGCTTGAACAAGAAGCATCAGTCGAGGAAATTGAAAAAGCTCTGGAAGAATTTTCAAAACAACATGACTGCGAAGATAAATCAGTAAGTGTACTTGAGAAATATCTTGAAGTCAGTCAAGACGATGTAGAAGAAATTCAACTATTAGAACCTCAACCTAAAACCGTTGAAGTTTCTATCAAGGAAGATTCTGAACGTCCAGAACGTGAAGAAGATAACTCTGATAAGTTGAAATTGGCTCTACAATTTCTTGCAGATGCAGAACTTTTACTAGTTCAGACAGAAGAACCGACAGAAGTAGTGACTTACTCACAAGAAACTACTGTAACGGTCTATGAACAACTAGAATTGTTCTAAATCACCTAAAGAGGTATCTAATCTTAATGATTAGATGCTTCTCAATAGCAATCTAAGAATACAATAGATTGTTGTTGAGAGGTAACTATTGAAGTGGCCTCTAGGATTTAAAGTTATTTTGCAAAAAACAAAAATATTCTTTTGTTTTAGTTGTATTTTTGAAACAATTGTTGTACAATAAAAATAATAACTAATTTGATAAATTTAATCATATGATAATTACTAAATTTGGAGATTACGAAAATGGAGAATAAACCAAAGCTACACGAAGATAGATTTTCGAGTGACAAGCGTTTACTCGAACCAGACTATCTAACTGACTATTTACAACTTAAAAAATATGAAGTTGTTAATAAAAACAATAAAGAAATCAGAAACATCCTAGAATACATGATTTTAGGATATGGTTTGCATGTTATTGTTTCAGAACTTGGTATACAATCAACCTTATCATTAGCTGAGCGCACGATCCGTAGGAAGTTAAACGATTGTGGTTTAAGCAATGTTGATAAACTTATGACTAATTACTATCGTTTGTTACTATTTCCGATGCTGCAGGCTGGAGAAAAATACCTCATTGAGAAGTATAACGAGGAAAAATCATTAGGGCGTAAACCTAAAAAGCATAGAAAGGTATCCAAGAGTAATGTTGTATTCCGAGAAGGTGCTAGTAAATATCTTGGAACTCTACCTTACAATATCGCAAGTAATTTCATTACAATGCCCATCTTATTTGCATACTCTCCGATCACATCAGACGTGAACCAACTTAGTGAGTTTTTCAATAAACTTGCTAAAGCACAAGATAGCAAGTTAAGTGAGTTTGCTAGTGAGATTGGCTTTGATAGTGTTCAACTTGATAGCTGGATTTCTAACGCTATGAAAAAAATGGAAATCTCAGTCAATGATAATGCTGAGTTAGTTGATGATTTGACAGGAGAAGTTATCACAACAATCAATCCATGTGAAATTTAAGAAGTAGTAGAGGCTATCAAATATGTATACGATTGAATTGAGATTAGATACTAGAGGATATGATGACTACCTTGAAAAGAAGTTTAAATATGGCTACAAGCTAAAAAGAGCCTTGGTAAACTACTTTAATATGCAGGAGAATAGACGCGTCAATTCTGATAGATACAAAGAACTTGCTGAACGAATGAAAGAGTTAAACACTCGGCAAGATATCATCAAAGATACCACGGATAAAGGTAGGAAGAAGTTACTTAAAGAAGCCTACGAAGAACTTAGCGAAGAAGTCAAAAAAGGTTGGATTGAGTTAAATGATAGCTATGGTCTAGGAAATGGTAAGTTTGTAAATTATAAAAAACTCGGTCAAGCTAGTGTGATGTACGAAAGGTACGCAAGCGAGGGTATTATTAACTGGTCTAGCTTTGAAAGTATGGTGAAAGCGACTAAACAAGGTTACTTAAAACGTAAAAAACAAGCTGATTCTGACAATACTTTAAAAGTGCCACGTTATGTTGACTTTAATACATTGTGGTATCGTAAATGCAACAACAACATTACTCCAGACGGTTTACGATTTGGAAAAAGAGGGAACTACATTATATTCCCTTATATTTTCAAAGGAACGGATGAAATTCGCTTTGCTTATGCCTTGGAAAGACAAAAGATTGCTTGGTATGGTGTCAAGAAAACTCTGGATCGCCATAACAAGTGGGTATATTCTGTTCTGATTGTCTTTAGCGAAGTGCCTTACGGTCTGCCAGACAGTCCAGTCAAACAAGGAAAAGTAGTAGTAAGTGTAGATGTCGATAAACTAGCGATAAAAACCTTGAATGTAGATACCGAGGAAGAAATATTCTTTGATATTACTAATGACTTTGGATACTCTGATAAGCTATCCTATTACGATAGAAAACTAGAGGAAAGTCGTAGGCAGTCTAACCCAGATAACTATAATGCTGACGGTACTATTAAAGAGAAAGAGGGCAAGAGAAGCTGGGTGAGGACAAAAAACTACAATACCTTGCTCGCTCGAAAACGCACTCTCTGGCATAAAATCAAGCAATCCAGAAAACACCGTTTTCATGGCATAGCAAAGGCTATTGTCCTAAATTGTGATGAAATTATTGTTATTAAAGACGATTTCAAGGCACTACAAAAACGTAAAGATTACAACCCAGAAGAGATGAAGTGGACGGATTCTCGCAAGCAAAGAGGAGCTGAAATCATGTTCAATGCTCCGTATGAGTTTATAGAATTGCTGAAGCAAAAAGCATCATATCTAGGGATATCGTATTCAGAAATTACTAAAGAAAAACAATGATTGAATGAGTGGTTGCTGGTATCATAGTCACGTAAGTGGTAAGAGTTTTTAGAAAATCAAATAATTCAATATTTTTAGGAGAACAGAGAAATCTGTTCTCTTTTTTGTTCGCTTAAAATTCTATTTGAGAGGAGTTCAACGATGGTAGGATTAGAGATTGTAATGAATTTAGACACGTTAGAAATCTTTGACGTTATCGATCATGATAAGAATGGAAACAGCGAACAAGCGCCTAAAACCATCCAATTAAGCTTATTTGACTCAATGACGTGCATTTGACAGAAGGAGATAAATTAGGATGGACAGAGAAGCGCTATACAATGAATTAATTCAAAGCGAACCATTAGGTTTCATTGATCCATTTTCTGACCTTGGCGAATTCGATCCTCTTCAGATGAAATTTAAACAACCCGTAAAGGACTTGGTGAATCGATATTCAGGACAACCTTACAGCTTGGCCTGGCAACATAAAATTATGGAAATGCGGAAGTTGTTTATTGCCTATCAGATAGCATTAAATGAAGAAGATAAGCAGATTAACTTTCAGCGAAGAACAAGAAGCGAAGAGTCCAAAGAACATGCTGATGCTATTGTAACAACCTATTTGAAGTTAGGATTTAGTTTTAAAGAGATTGAGAAGCGTGTTTCTTTATCTTACAAGCAACTTCGTCGAGGATGGAGAAGAAGTGATCACATAATGACAAATAGTCCTGAATTTTACAGCAAAGGGGACTTATCTGAAGGTTACTGTTTA